AAAACAAACAGAAAATGGTGATTATCCTAATCGTTCTAAATTCGTAAGAGTTGAAACGGTTGCTGAAGGTGCTCATCCTATCGTTGCTGGACCATTTGCACATGATAAATATTACAATCCAATTCTTATTGGTAATGTAGGTGCACACGGACTCGGAGAATCTATTGTACCATCTGTATTATTTAATACTGGTTCTGATTCAAACAGTTCTTCAAAATCAATCACTTATAGTGGTATTGATTTAGAAACTGCTCAAGTTAAAATAGATAACAACAATTATTTAGCTCCTATACCTACATCAGCAACACAAGGTGGAAACACAGTATTTGCTTTTGATGGTACGGTTTCAGTAGTTGGTGGTACTAAGGCATTCGGATACGAATTGACTGGTTCACTTTCATCTGATTTGAATAAGAGACAATTTACAGTAGGTTTCCAAGGTGGATTTGATGGAGTTGCTCCAACAGTATCTCTTGATAAAGGAACTTCAATCTCAAGTGGTAATTCACAAGGATTTAATTTATCAACTTCAACGGCTGTTGGTTCTGTTGCATATGTGAAAGCAATTGCATCGGTATCTAATCCAGATGATTTTGATATCAACTTAGTATCAGTTCCTGGTATTGTAAGAAGACATCACTCATATGTATTTGACAAAGTAGTTGATATGTGTGAAGCAAGAGAAGATGCGTTCTTCATTGGTGATGTTGTAGGTGCAAGTGATACTATATCACAAGCAATCGAACAAGGACAAGCAGTTGATTCTAACTACGTAGGTACATACTACCCATGGGTTAAAACAATTGATTCAAGAACAAATAAACTAATATCAGTTCCACCATCAGTATTGATGCCTGGAATATATGCTTCTAACGATGCAGTTGCAGCCGAATGGTTTGCACCAGCTGGTTTAAATAGAGGTGGTATAGTAGGTGCTATATCTGTATTGAACAGATTAACACACGCTGAACGAGATGAATTATATGAAGGAAAAATTAATCCAATCGCTCAGTTCCCTGGAGAAGGTATCGTAGCATTTGGACAAAAAACACTTCAAGATAAAGCATCGGCACTTGATAGAATCAATGTTAGAAGATTGATGATTAAAGTTAAGAAGTATATCGCTTCTACATCAAGATACTTAGTATTTGAACAAAATACTTCTACAACAAGAGGTAAATTCTTAAATACTGTGAATCCTTATTTAGAAGGAATACAACAAAGACAAGGATTGTATGCATTTAGAGTGGTAATGGACGAAAGTAATAACACACCAGATGTAATCGACAGAAATATATTGGCTGGACAGATTTTCTTACAACCAACTAAAACTGCTGAATTCATCGTGTTAGATTTCAATATCTTACCAACTGGGGCATCTTTTACGGCATAAATTAATATAAATAAAAAAACTATATATTTATTAATATAATAGGAGAAAAAACAACATGGCAGAAGTATTAGAATTTAACGATATGTTTTATACCAATTTCGAACCAAAGATGAAAAATCGTTTCATCATGGAAATCGATGGTATCCCTTCATATCTAATAAAAACAGCAAATAGACCTTCAATTCAGTTTGAAACTATAACCCTTGACCACATTAACGTTAAACGTAAATTAAAAGGTAAGGGAGAATGGCAAGATGTAGAGATTACATTATTTGACCCAATCGTTCCAAGTGGAGCTCAAGCAGTAATGGAATGGGTGAGAACATCACACGAATCTATTACAGGTAGAGATGGATATGCAGATTTCTATAAGAAAGATGTACAAATCTATCTATTAGGACCAGTTGGTGATAAGATTGAACAATGGACTCTTAAAGGAGCGTTTATAAACAACGCTGTATTTAATGATTTGGCTTGGGATTCAAATGACCCTGCTGAAATCACCGTAACATTATCTTATGATTACGCAATCTTAGAATTCTAAGAAAGATTAAATTTATAAATTAAAAAAGGTTCTCTTATCGAGAGCCTTTTTTTTATCATTTTTTAAAAGTTATATATTTATATACGAACAAAATAAACAAAGTTATGGCAAAATATGATTTTCCAACGGAAGTAATAGATCTTCCATCTAAGGGTAAACTTTATCCTGATTCCAATCCTCTTTCAAAGGGTTCTATTGAAATTAAATATATGACTGCAAAAGAGGAGGATATATTAGCTTCTCAGAATCTAATCAAGAAAGGTATCGTACTCGATAAGTTATTCGAATCGGTTGTTGTAGATAAAGATGTAAACGTGGGTGATATATTCATTGGTGATAAGAATGCTATTTTATTGGCAACACGTATCTTGGGATATGGTAAGGATTATCAAGTAGATGTAACAGACCCATCATCTGGTGAAGTACAAAATGTAAACATTGACCTTTCTAAGATTCAAACTAAGGAGATAGATGAATCACTTCTTAATTCAGAAAATAGATATGAGTTTGATTTACCATTAGGTAAGAAACCTATTAAATTCAAATTATTAACTCATAAAGATGAACAAGATATTAATGCTGAAATACAGGCATTGAATCGATTAACTAAAGGTGAACCAATATCACAAGATGTTACTACTCGTTTAAGGTATATGATACAAGAAATCGATGGTAATGAAGACAGAGGATATATTAACAATTATGTAAAGAATAGTTTACTTGCAAGAGATTCAAGGGCACTTAGAAAACACATACAAGAGTTTACACCCGATTTAGAATTAACATTTAATTTCGTATCAGATATTACGGGTGAAGAGGAGGCACTTGATATCCCATTCGGGATTGGGTTTTTTTACCCTACCGAGTGATTACTCGATTCAACTTCATAGTCAGATTTGGGAAATGGTTAATTACGGTAATGGATTCACTTGGTCAGAAGTTTACTTCATGCCAATCCATTGGAGAAATTTCTATTTCAAGAAACTAATAGATGCTAAGAAGGCTGAAAAGGCCGAACATGATAAGGCAAACAAAAAAGGTGGAGGTAGAAGTCCAAATGTAAGAGTGAAGAAGTAAAATTCTTCACTTTTTTTTTGCACTATATTTATATAAGAACAAATATATAGGATAATCACAATGTCAAAAACAAAACTACAAGAAGGTCTATTTGGAGCAGCTAAAAAATTCTCCGATTCGTTCTTTGATGGATTAAAATCAAACGTAACAAATAATGCTTTAAAGCAGGCTAAAAAACGTAAAGATATACCAGTTCCCATTGTTAAAAAAATGGAACAATTAGATAAGGCTTCTAGAGAATTGGAAAAAATGTTAAAAGATTTAGAATAGGAAATTACTATAAATGGCTAATCAGGCGAATATCAATAAATTACTTCGAGAAGGAAACGCACTAAAGCGCGATTCTCAAAAAATCTTGGCCGAAGAAACCAAGAAAACCGGCATGCTTAGTAGTGAAGTTAAAAAAACAAACGATGCCTATAAAGAAAAGATAGCTTTATTAAAAGATATTAACGAAAAAGTTAAAGAAGCTAGAGATACCACTAAAGAACAAATTGGTGATTTGATGGCCCAAGAACAAGCTTTAAAAGGTTTAACAGGTTTACAGGCATCATTGGCCGCCACCGATCGAATTAAAATCGAACTTCTCTCTAAGCAAACTTCAATGTATCCCGCACAAAGAGAAGCAATTGCATCAATTTCTAACCTAAACCAAGATTTACTTAAAACATCAGCTGAGGATATAGTTAGTAGAAAGGAAATTAAACGAAATATTGAAGCAGAAATTTCTGCACTTGATAAGAAATCAAAAAATTTAGGCATTGGTAGTAAGAAGTTACTTGCTGCAATGAAGGAACAGTATAAAATTGCAGATGGTATATCATCATTAACAGAAGAGGAACAAAAACAATTAGAAGCTCAAACCGAAGCATATGATACCATTAAAAAAACAATCGGTGGTATATTAGACACTGCATCGGCATTAACCAAAACCTCTGGAGGTATTGTAGGTGGGTTAGTTGTGGGATTGGGGTACGTTGCCGAGGCAATTGGTAAAACAACTCGTGAAATGGGCGGTTTTGTTGGAGGTTTAACTGGAGCAACATCACAAGTAACGTTATTAAGTACAATATTCCCTGATGCATTATCTACTGCAAAAGGATTATCTGCTGAATTTGGTGGATTGAGTGAAATGTCATTCCAAACTCAATTGAATACCAACTTAATGGCCACTAACATGGGTATTAGTGGTGACCAAGCGGCACAATTAACAGGTAACTTTGCAAGATTAAATGGTGGTAGTGTAGAAACGGCTCAAAACTTAGCAGAATCTACAAAACAACTTGCCAAACAAAACGGATTAGTTCCTTCAGCTATTATGGCTGATGTTGCTGGTTCGGCCAAATCATTTGCAGAATATGGTAAAGATGGTGGAATAAACATGGGAATTGCTGCAGTTGCAGCAGGAAAACTTGGAGTGAACATGAATACATTAACAAATGTAACAGATTCACTTTTAGATTTTGAAACATCCATTACGAAAGAATTAGAATTAGGTGCAATGTTGGGCAGGAATGTCAATCTATCCAAAGCAAGACAATTAGCATTTGACGGAAAAATTGGTGCATCTGTAAAGAATGCTCTTCAACAAATGGGTGGAGTAGCCGCATTTGAAAAAATGAGTATATTTCAGAAGAGAGCAGCAGCTGATGCATTAGGATTATCAGCTGACGAACTTCTTAAGATGAGTTCCAATATGGATAAGTTGAATGATGATGGTACTATGCAATTATCAACATTCGATACATGGTACGAATCACTTACTGCATTTGCAACAGGACCATTAGGTAGTACACTTAAAGGATTAGGTAGTGGAATCATTGCCGCTGGTCAAATGAGTACAGGATTTGCTTCAATGGGAGTGAATATGGGTGGTATGGTTAAAGGAAGTTTCCAATTACTGAAAAACTTAGGTTTAATGGCCATTGCAGCAGCCAAATCAAGACTTTCTAAAATGGGAGTTGGAGGAGGAGGACTTGCAAAAAAAGCTGGTGATTATCTGAAAACTTCCAAAGTAGGTAAAAGTATTGGGAGTTTTAAAGATAAAGCAATGTCCGGTGTAAAAGAAAAATTCGCAGGAAAAGATATAGCAAGTAAAACAAAAATACCAAAAGGTAAAACAAAAATACCAAAAGGTAAAGGAAAAGGTAAAGCTCCTGGAGCTAGTATGATTGAGAGTTTCAATAAGATTGATATGAAATCAGTATTGAAAGGTGCCGCTGCAATGGTGATACTAGCCGCAGCTTTATACATCTCAGCAAAGGCGTTTCAAGAATTCGCAACAGTAAAATGGGAATCAGTAGCAAAAGGAATTGTGGGTTTAACTGCAATGGCTGGAGTTGCTTATTTACTTGGTAAGGCAAAAGGAGATATGTTAAAAGGAGCTCTTGCAGTTGCAGTATTGGGTATTGCATTAGTACCATTTGCATTCGCTATGAGTTTAATCGCAGGACTTGAGATTGGTTCAGTAATCGCTGCAGCCGCTGGGTTATTAATATTCGGAGCCGCAGTATTCGGATTAGGATTATTAATGATGGGGCCAGGTGCATTTGTATTCGGAGCAGGATTACTTGCATTAGCAGGATTAGGTTTGGCAATGGTAATTCTTGGTGGAGGTTTACTAATAGCAGCCGCTGGATTTAGTGCAATTAGTGGTGCACTTAGTGGTATCGTGGAAACGATTACATCAATATTTCCTGCAATTGCTGGAGTTGTATCATTAGCTGTTCCAATTGCAATATTTGCATATTCACTATTTGGATTGGCACTTGGTTTGGCCGCATTTGGTATTGCAGCAGCACTTGCATTACCAAGTGTAATGGGAATTGCAATTGCAATTGCTCTATTAGGAACTGGATTAACAATGATGGGAAATGGACTTAATTTAATTGGAGGTTCTCTTTCATCAGTAGTTGCTTCAATAACAGAACTATCTCCTGTACTTGGAACAATAACCGCAATGATTGGACCGATAGCTATGTTATCAATGGCACTACTTGGATTAACTGCTTCTCTATTTGGATTAGGAATAGCGATGGCATTCTTAGGAATCGCAGGTTTACCTGGATTATTAGTATTGGGTGGAATTGCTGCAATTGCTGGTACTATTATAAAAGTAGCAGAATTCTTCGGATTAGGAGGAAGTGGTGAAAGTGAATCATCGGAAACTGGAGGATTAGAAGCTGGTTCGTTGAGTGAATATGAAACTAACATGTTAACTAAGATGGACCAATTGATATCAGCAACAATTTCACAGAGAAATATTTACTTAGATAAAGATAAAGTTACAAAATCAGTCGTGGACCATGCAGAAAAAGGCACCATGAATACATATGATATAAATAGAACCTAATAATATGCCAACTATATACGAATTATTTCAGAATAAAGAATTATTATTTCCTGGAGGAAATACGGCAGAAGGTGCAGTAAAAGCTGAAACAGAAACATTAATAGAACAAGAAACCACAGGTGTTAGAATCAAATCTGCAGTTGAAATAAACAATCCACTTATTTACGGTAATGAATCAATTCGTATCGTAAATAGAAGTACTCCTATATTAGAAGATATGAAATCTGGAACTGGAGGAACTGGAGGCGGAGGTGGATTAATCGGAAAGGCATTGAGTTCACTAACAGGTGGTAAGATAAATTCTATTGCAGATGCACGTGATAAAGTAAATGATAAGTTGGGAATTCCATCTAATCAAATACCAACTCGTTTAGTAGGTAAGATAGAGGATTTACCATCATCTACTCCAATAACTCAAGAATTGGTAGGTGGAAATGGTACGGAACTTGGAAAGTTCTTAAAACAAACCGGAGGGGGTAATTTCTCAACGATAGGAAAAAATATAGTAGGACAGGGAATTTCTCTTGCAAAAGATAAATTAAAAAGTGCACTACTTGGTGATCCTGCAACCGTAGGTGTAAATCCAACTGCAAATGATGGATTTGAATATAGTGATAAGAGTACATATTCATCTACAATTGGAGAAGTAAAATACGAATCATCTGATACGATTAGTGAAACTACACTTCTACCATCAGCTGATAGTATTGGTAAACTTAAAAGTAAAACAACCGATTTACTTAATAAGAATAAATTAAAAACAGGAGATACGGATAGTATTGAATTATCTACCGAATCACCATATAGTTCAATTACAACCGAATTCAGAGTAAATGACAGTAATGAAACAAATATAAAATCACCAAGTGATCAAGAAAATACTGATGTTAATAAATTAACTGATAATAAATTAACAGAAAAACTTCCAGTTGGGGAAACTCACGAGAGTACAGATTACTCATCAGAAACTCCGTATTCAAATATTTCGGATAGACTTACTATAAATGACAGCAATGAAACGAATATAAAATCACCAAGTGACCAAGAAAATACTGATACTAAGCAAGAATCTGATAATAAATTAACAGAAAATAAACCATTAGGTGAAACTCAAG